AACCAATTAAAATATCGGATTCAAGATATTACATTGTAACTGGAGGGCGTGGTTCGGGTAAATCATATTCTATAAACTTATTGCTTTTGCTTCTTACCTATGAAGCTGGGCATACAATTCTATTTACAAGGCTTACTTTATCATCTGCATATATTTCTATTATACCTGAATTTATTGATAAGATAGAAACACTTGGAGTGCAAGACCATTTTTATATAACAAAAAATGAAATTATAAACAAGCTATCTGGGAGCAAGATAATATTTAAAGGGATACGTAGTTCAAGTGGTGACCAATCCGCAAATCTAAAATCATTAACTAATGTTACAACTTGGGTAATGGATGAAGCAGAAGAACTTGTAGATGAAAATATATTTGACAAGATAGATTTATCAGTCAGAAACCAAAAACAACAAAACAGAGTTATACTTATTTTAAATCCTGTTACAAAAGAACATTGGATATATAATAGATTTTATCAAGATAGAGGTGTAGAAGCTGGTAGAAACACTACAAAAGAAAATACAACGTACATACACACTACTTATTTAGATAATGTAGATAATCTATCAAAAAGTTATTTAGAGCAGATAGAGAGGATTAAAATACGTAGACCAGAAAAGTATAAACATCAAATGCTTGGTGGTTGGCTAGCAAAAGCTGAAGGTGTAATATTCTCAAACTGGAAGATAGGACAATTTAAAAAAGTAGGTGTTTCAGTCTTTGGTCAAGATTATGGATTTGCAGCAGATGAAAATAGTTTAGTAGAAACTAACATAGATGTAAATAATAAAATAATCTATTTAAAGGAATGTTTTTATCTAAAAGGTCTTACCACATCACAAATTGCTGAACTGAACTTAAAACACGCTCTAAACAATCTTATAGTAGGTGATAGTGCTGAACCAAGATTACTATATGAATTAAAAGCAAAAGGTTGTAATATAGTAAAAGCAATTAAAGGACAAGGTTCAATTACTTATGGCATAGCATTACTTCAAGATTATGATTTAATAGTAGAAGAAAATAGTATCAACTTAATTAAAGAACTAAACAACTATTCCTGGTTGGAAAAGAAAAGTAAAACACCACAAGATAAATTTAATCATATTATAGATGCAATAAGGTATGCGGTTTCCTACCAGCTTCAGAATCCAAATAGAGGAAATTATTATATATCTTAAAAAAAGTTATTAAAAGTTTTGTTTATAACTAAATAAGTTATATATTTGTTTAACATTAACAAACAAAAACAGAAATTATGTTAACATTTAAAAGAATTGAATTAGAAATTGACAAAACAAGAACATTAATAAATGATAAAAATTTCAAAAACCTAACAGAATCTGAATTACATTGTAACCTTGATTTATTAAAAAGTGTTAGAAATGGTTTAAAAGATTTAGAGTTGAAATTAGAATTTGGGTTGAAATAGTAAACTAATAACAACGGGGTGTAAAAACCCCTTTAAAAACAGAAATTATGAGAGCATTAAAACTATTTTACGAGCAAAGGTTAATCAGCCATAATATAAAGCCTTACAAGGTTGTAGAATTACCAACTGGTATAAAAGCAGAACATTATATTAATGGAGATATTAAAATTGTAAAAATATGAGTTGGGATGATTTTTTAAACCCACACGAGCAAGCAGAATATGAATGTTACGAATGTGGTGCAGATATGCAAGAAGATAAACAATACTGTTGTAGCAAATGTTTTGAAAGCAGTATGCGATAAGTTAGTAGTTTAAGTTGATGGTTAATTAAGGTATGCAGAAATGTATGCCTTTTTTTTATTATCTTTACTATTATAAAAAACCCAATTAAAAACGTTATATAGTTATGAAACTAAATATTAAAATACCTTCATCATTAAATGAAATTACTTTAAGACAATATAAAAGGTTCTTAAAAATACAAGAATCAGAAAAAAACACAAGGTTTTTAAATGCTAAAATGATTGAAATATTTTGTGGTTTAAGCCTTAAAGATGTAATGCTTTTAAAAGTTAGTGATGCAGAAGAAATATCTAATATATTAACGGAATTATTTGAGGGCAAACCAAGTCTTGTAACGAAGTTTAAAATAGGAAAGGTAGAGTATGGTTTTCAACCTCAACTTGATGATATGTCATTAGGGGAATACATTGACTTGGATACTTTTATTGGAGATTGGGAGAATATGGAAAAAGCAATGGGTGTTTTATATAGACCAATAATTTTAAAGCTAAAGGGAAAATATAACATTGAAGAATACAAAGTAGGTACTGAAGAAAATTTATTGGATATGCCAATGGATGCAGTTTTATCGTCTATATTTTTTTTTTGGAATTTAGGACTGGACTTATCGACAACTATGATGAACTATTTGGAGGGGGAGGAAGTGGAAGCCTTGATGCAGGAGCAAACTTCTCAAAAAAATGGGGATGGTATCAAAGTATCTTTGGACTCGCTCAAGGAGATATTACAAGATTTGAAAATATCACTAAATTAGGTTTTCACGAATGCTTTACAATGCTATCATTTATGAAAGATAAAAATGAATTAGAAGCTAAACAAATTAAAAAGAATTTTAAATGAGCAATCAAGGAATAAGAGGCTTTTATCAATTAACAGAAACAATAAAACAAGAACTGTTACAAGATAAAAATATTAATACAGTTACAACTGGAGATATTAGCGATATAAACCTCAACAAACAAGATATATTTCCTTTAGGACATATCATTATAAATAACGTAATAGCAGATGAACAGGTATTAACATTTAATATAAGTGTATTGGCTTGTGATATGGTAGATGAATCAAAAGATGAAACGGAAGATAGATTCAGGGGTAATAACAACGTGCAAGACATTTTAAACACACAACTATCTGTTTTAAATAGATTAGTGCAAAGGTTAAGAATGGGCGATTTACATACAGATATGTACCAATTAAATGGAACTGCAAATTTATCCCCATTTTATGATAGGTTTGAAAACCAATTAGCAGGTTGGACAGCAACGATGGATGTACAAATATACAATGACATATATATTTGCTGATGAATGGTTATAAAAATTTAAACGGTGTTCTAAATGAATATGCAAAATATGTTATTCAGCAATCCAAAACAAACCTAACTAAAAATAAAAAAGGTGGAGGGGATTTATACAATTCTTTAAGCTATGATATTTTAGTAAACAACGAAGATTTTTTAGTTAACTTCCTGATGGAAGATTATGGAATTTTTGTAGATAAAGGAGTAAAAGGAAAGACAAGCACATATCCTGAAACACAAGCAGCATTATCTCAGTTTCAATATGGAAGCGGTACTGGGCCAAAAGGAGGTTTAACTAACGCACTTTATAATACCAAAACAAAAAGTGGTTGGATAAAGAAAAAGCAATTTCAATGGAAAGATAAAAAGACTGGAAGATTTATGTCTTATGAAAGTATGAGTTATATTATAGCAAGAAGCATATATAATAAAGGATTAAAAGCAAACCTATTTTTTACTAAACCATTTGAAAAAGGATTAGAAAAATTACCCCAAGAATTATACAACGCCTTTGTTGACGATGTAGATAGTACAATAATAATAAGCCCAAATAAATAAGATATGGCAACACCTTTAATAGCTTTACGAAGCCCACAATTTAAACAAATACAAATACCATTCGCTGGTGTTGCATCTGCAAAATGTGTAATAAATATTGATGGAGATGATAGATATACATTAATAACAAACACAACAAAAAGCACAACTCAAAATTTTGATATATCAGAACTTGCAAGAGATTATTTAGATATAACTTATGCAGCTGATTACGTTCCCCAAACAATTGCTATCATTACAACATTAACAACACACGCAGCATTAGATGGTATTGGTGCAGCAGTTAGTACGGTAATTTTTACAGATACTGGTATTGAAGCCTATGGAGAATTTGAACAAGGAGCAAACCCTACATTACCATCAGCTGCTTATTTAATTTCTAACAACCCGACAACTTCTAATGATTCTGTTGATATATACTATCCAAACAGTATTGCTGGAATAGTTGGCTACACTGGTAAAGTTCCATACACTACAATTTCAGGTGGTGGGGTTGTTTCAATAGCTGTGCAAAGTTTTGGGCAAAGTGCAACTGCAATAGGAGCATCATATCCATCAACAATATCAAGAATAGATTGCACAAAATATGGGCGGGGAAGAAAGATTATATTTATCAATAAATTTGGAGTGCAGCAAGATTTATGGTTCTTCTTAAAAAAAACAAAAACATTAGCAAGAAAAAATGAAGGGTTTAAATCTAACACAATAACATATCCAAACACAAATAATCCAGCTACATATTCTATAAGTGATGCACCTAATAAAGTATTTAATACAACTGCAAAACAAAATTTTACTTTAAGTAGTGGCTATTATCCTGAACAAGCAAATCAATTCTTTGAGCAGCTTCTTTTATCTGAATATGTTTGGTTGGAAAGACCAAATAAAATAGACCCATCTGTTAACGAAGTTGTGCCTGTAAAGGTAAAAACCTCAACTATGAAATTTAAAACATCTGTAAATGATAGGCTAATTGAATACACAATAGATTTTGAAGAAGCGTTTGATTATATAAACAACATTAGATAGATGCAAAAATTACAATTATTTATTGAAAATAAAAGGGTTGATTTATTTAAGGATGAAACCGTTTCGCTTACGCAAACAATTCAGAATGTAAAAGACATAGGTAAAATATTTACAGAATTTACACAAACGTTTTCATTACCAGCTTCTAAAAAAAACAATAAGATATTTAAACATTATTACAATTTTAATATTAATAATGGTTACGATGCAAGAAAAAAACAAAATGCTTTTTTAGAATTAAATGGATTGTTATTTAAGACAGGTAAAATAAAATTAGAAGGCGTTAATTTAAAAAACAATTTAGCACATACATATAGAATTACTTTTTTTGGTAATACGGTAGATTTAAAAGATATAATAGGTGATGACCAATTAAGTGCATTACCGTCTTTAGGTGATTATAACCAACTTTATACATATGCTAAAGTTAAAGAGGCAATGCAAGGTTATGCAGCAGGTTCTAATGACAATATTATTGTTCCTTTAATTACGCATACTGATAGAATGGTTTATAGTTCTTTAGACTCAGACGACACAAATATATATACAAATGTATATTATAATAATCAACCAGCATTTGCAAATAATGGTATTAATTGGAATCAGTTTAAATATGCTATTAGAGTACAAGCCATAATTGATGCAATAGAAACTGAATACACAAAATTAAATGGATATAGTGCTAACATTCAATTTTCAAATAATTTTTTTAATGATTCAAGTAATGCAAGATTTAATAATTTGTTTTTATGGTTACATAGAAAAAAAGGAGGTGTAGAAACACCAGCTGAAGGTGGTTATACTTATTCGCAAGTTACAAATATAGATGGTAACACAACAACGGGTTTAACGCAACCAATTACAGGAAGTTCATCAAATGGTATTTTAACTATTATACCTGGAGAGGAATCAGATACTTGGTTATTAAAATTAACTTTAATACCAGTAAGTGATGTAACAGATTATGATGTTCGAATAACAAATACAACAGGTGGTGTTTGGAATTTTACTGGATTAACTGGCGACCAATCTCCATCTGTATTTCAAGATTTTACTGATGAAACTGCAAATTTAGTTGATACATATACACTTAGCATAGGTTCATCCACACCTCTTACATTTGCTGCTGGAGGTATTAAATGGGAAATAGAACAAACAGATAGGGAAGGTTCAGGCACTATAAGCGGTGGTCAATTAAGATTTAATAATGCTAATTTTGTTACTACACCAGACTTAGAGTTTAATATAATTGAACAAATACCTAAAATGACAATAATCCAATTATTAACAGGATTGTTTCAAATGTTTAATTTAACAGCTTATGTGAATAATTTAGGTACTATTGTAGTACAGACTTTAGATAGTTATTATACTGAATCTTCATTAACATATAATATAGACCAATATTTAGATGTTAAAACATCGGTAGTTGATATAGCCTTGCCTTTTAAAGAGGTTAATTTTTCTTATAAAGGCTTAGGAACACTTTTAGCAAAACAATTTGAGCAAATAAACAATTCAGGGTGGGGGTCATTAAGTTATACATTAGGTAATGAAATATATGATGCGCCAGAAAAATCTTATTCAATACAATTACCTTTTGAACATTTATTATATGAAAGATTATACGACCCTCAAGGGCAGGCTTTAACCACAATACAATATGGTTTTTTTGTAGACGATAACCAAGAATCTTATTATGGAGAACCTTTATTATTTTATCCTATAATAAAAGTTAATGGAACAGATTTAGCACTTAGAAATACAAACCCAGTTGAGCAGCAAAGTATAGATGATTACTGGATTCCTTCAAATAGTGTTTCAACTGATTCATCTACCAGCAAAATTAATATACATTTTAATCCAATGCAAAATGAATACAGTGGTAATGGATTTACTGATACTTTATTTGAAACTGAATATAAAACTTATATACAAGATGTATTTAATAATAGTAGAAGATTAACAAAAGTAACTGCATACCTACCACTAAAAATATTTCGTGATTTAAAGCTAAATGATTTAATACAATTAGGACAAAGTAAATATAGGATTAATTCATTAACAACAAATTTAACCACAGGTAAAACAAAGTTTGAATTATTAAATAAAGTAATATGATAAAAAACATAATAGATTTACTTCAAGTTGCTAAAGGAGAAACTGAAAATATAAGAATTGCACAGGGAAAAAATGCTTTGCCTAAAACCTTAAAGCAGGGTTTAAAAAATATTAAAAACACAATTAAATGGCAATAGAAAAAGAATATACTTTAAAGCTAAGTACAGAGCAAGCGCAAGCTAATATAGATGAACTTAATCAATCGTTAAAATTACAAGAAGATTTAATTGAGGATATTGAAAAAGAAATACGTGATTACGAAAAACAAATAAATAAAACATCTGCACGTGATTTAGCCCAACGTAAAAGTTTAAATGATAAAATACAAAAAACCAAAGAAAGGTTAAAAGATGAAAAGGTTGCCTTAAAATCTGTAAATAAAGACAGAAAAGAAGCTAATACAACAATGAAAGATTCAACTGCAAACGCTAAAGATTATAGCGGTGTTCTTGGAATCATTGACCAAAAAACTGGGGGTGCAATATCTGGATTTACTAACCTTACAAAGTCAGTAGGAGGCGCAACAAAGGGTTTTAATTTTTTAAAG